GGCGGTAACGCAGCGTCGAGCCACAGGCGTAAGGTAGCCCGCATGATCGTCTGGACCGCCAAAGACCCCGCCGAGATCGCGGACTATACCTGGACACCGGACCTTGATGCCGGCGACACCATCGCTACGTTCACGGCCAGCGTCACCAGTGGCACAGTCGTCATCGATAGCAGCACCCGAACCACGACCACCGGCACGGTCTGGCTGTCTGGTGGCGCGGACAAAGAGCTGGCCATGTTCTCGCTTACCATCACCACGGCGGGCGGGCGCACGTTCCGCGAAGGCGCTGTGCTCCCCGTGTTCGACCGCGCCGCCGAGCTGCTGGCGCTGTTCCGCCTGCGCTATCCCGCCTTTGTCGCTGTGGCCGATGGGCTCATTTCCTACCGCCTGTTCGACGCGCTGACCGAGGTGGGAGACAACTGGCCCGATGCCCAGCGCACCAACGCACGCCTCGCATGGTCGGCGCACAAGCTGGCCGAGGCGGGATCGCTGGGCGGCGCTGTTCCGCAGGGCGTAACCTCGTTCAAGTCCGGCACCTTCTCCGCCACCGTCTCCGATTCCGTTGCCGGGCTGACCGGCCTCGACGCCACGGTCTATGGCCGCGAGTTCGTGACCCTGCGCCGCGTGGCCTTCGCCGGGCCGCGCATGGCGTGGGCCCCGCCCACGGCGCTGGATTAGGGCTGTGCTCGACCAGGTATTCGCCAACCTCGCCACCGGCTTTGCCGCGCAGTTCGGCGCGCCGTTCGGGGATGCCACCGCCACTTGGCCGGGCACCGCGACACTCGACGCGGGCGGCTCGATCACTTCTGCCGGAACACCCGTCAGCCTTGCCTGCAAAGCGCAGTTCGACGCGCCCAGCCAAGCCATGCGCGCCACCGAGGGCTTTATGGAAACCGATGCGCGGATCATCGTGCTGGCCTTCTCCGCCACGCTGGACACCAAGGCGCGGATTGTCGTGGCCACGGGTGCCAATGCGGGGACGTGGGAATTGCTCAGCGTGGTGCGCGATCCGGCGGGCATCGGGTATGAGTGCCGGGGCCGCAAGCTGTGACGATGAAGGGGCGCGAGGCGCATCAGAAGCGGCTCAAGCGGATGAGCGGGGCCGAGATCGTCAAGGCCGCTGGCCGCGTCGTCTACGTGGGCTCGGACATGATCCGTGCCGAGGCGCATGTAAGCATCAACCGCGTTAAACATGGCAGGGTGGTTAAAGGCGAGAGGCGCAAGGTATATACTGCATCCGCGCCCGGTGAAGCGCCAGCCTATGATACAGAAAACCTGCGATCTGGCATCGTAAACGCACAAACCGGCCCGATCACTGCCGAGGTCCGGTCGGAGGATCGCAAGGCTGCCTTGCTCGAGTTCGGCACCTCGCGCATGGAGGCCCGGCCCTACATGCGACCCGCGCGTGACGCCAAAGCCCCCGAAATCCAGCGCCTGTTCGAGACCGAGATCGACAAGCTGGTGAAAGGATCAGGAACATGAAGACCATCACCCTCGCGGCCCCGTGGTCGCACCACACCATCGAAGTCACCACCGACTATCAGCCTGGCACCCATGAAGTGCCGGACGAGGTCCACGCTGCTGCCGTTGCGGCGGGCGTCCATACCGAGGCGAAGGAGAAGGCCAATGACCGGCGCGCAAAGGCTGGTGCGGCGGGCGCTGCTGACCCGGCTGAAAGCTGATTCCGCGCTGCTGGCCCTTGTGCCGGCAGCCTCGATCAATCCGGACGGCGAGCCGACTTGGCCGTTCATCATCCTGCGCGCACCCGTGACGCGGCGGCTCAAGGCCGCGGGCGTCAACGGCGGCGAGGGCTCGTTCGATATTCATGCCTTCGCCCGGTCACGCGAGACGGCGGGCGTGCGCGTCGAGACGGCGGAGGACCACGCCGGGCGCATCGGCGCGGCCATCGAGAAGGCGCTGGCCGACAACCGCCTTGCCCTCGACGGCGGCGGCTATGTGCGCATCGAGGTGAACGACATGCGCCTGCTCGAGGACGACACACCCGACGCCTTCCACTGGTTCGCGCAAGTCAACTGGCGGGTGCTGGCGGCCTGATGCGGCTTGTGCTACGGTGCAGGCGTGTCCGATCCCATCCTGATAGCCCTTATGCGGCAATTGCTGCGGCGCCAGGTGCTCACCGACATGGACGTGCAGGCCATGGCTGCCGACCTCCAGCGCGAGGGATTCGACGCCGAGGCGCACAGCGTCAACGTCGCGTGGATCGAGGCGCATCTTGAGCCCGACGGCACGGTGGCTGACGGCGGTAACGAGGACTAACCCAGCGCCCTAGCGTCCGCTGCGAACCTTTTTCGCAGTGGAGCCAGCGCCGATGTCCCTTCCGACCGAGTTCGACTTTGCCGTCATCAAGTTCGGCGACGGCGGCAGCCCGAGCGAGACTTTCGCCATTTCCTGCGGCAAGCAGGACGTCAGCCTCAACTTCGCCGCGCAGTCCAGCGACCGCTATGTCCGCGACTGCGCCAAGCCCGGTGAAATCCCGTTCCGCAAGGCCAAGGCCACCGGCAAGAGCCTTGATATCACCGCGACCTGCCTGACCGACAATGCTGCGTTTGGGACCGAGGTCGCACTGCTGGCCAAGCACAAGAACATCAAGGTCGAGCTGATGGCCGACGATGGCACCGATGCGGGTGCCCTGCTGGGCACAGTCGCCTGCAACATGCTGGTCACGGGCATCTCGATCTCCGCACCGCGCGAGGGCACCTCGAATGCGGAAGTGACGCTCGCCAGCAATGGCGAGTGGACCTGGACGGCGGTTCGCTGGTGAGACGTGGACACCGCTCTCACTCGGGACTTCGCTGACGGCGTTTACCGCTTCTGGCTTCCCATGCCGCAGGTCGTCGCCGTCGAGCGCGAGGCTGCGCGCCGCGATGCGGACGGGGCCAGCATGCCCCGCTCGATCTTTGCCATCTTCCACGACATCGGCAGCCACCTTGGCCAGCTGGGCGATGCCGAGGTTCTGACCGGGCCGAGCCCGGCACTGCTGACCGAGGCGCAGGCTGTCATTCGTGCTGGCCTTGCGGGCGGCAATGACGGGCGCGTGAACGGCGAAAGCATCGCTGTGGGCGGTGCGATGGCGCGCGAGCTGGTGGCGACCTACTGCTACCCGGCGCGCCCAGCGATCCATGACCTTGGCCTTGCGTGGGAAATCCTGCGCGCGGCGATCTACGGCATCGACCCCAAGGCCACCGGCTCAAAAAAAAAGGACGAGGGCGCCGAAAGCCCCTCGCCTTCGTGAAGGGCATGGTCATCGCCAACTGCGGCGCTATGGGGCTGGATTGGGAGCGCCTGTCGCTGTCCGGCTACCTTGAGGCCATCGCCGCGCGCGGGGGCGAATACGAGGGCGCTGGCGAGCCGGGCGAGCCGCATGACCGTGAGCGCCCCTTGCGCTTCCACCGTGCCCGCAGCGGGGAGGCTTGAGCCATGACGCAGGTTGATCCGGTCATTCTGCAACTCAAGGCTGATGTTGACCAGTATCAGGCCAATCTGACCAAGGCCCAGCGCCACACCGACGACAAGCTCGACGCGATCGAGAAGCGCGGCGCAAAAATGGGCGAAGGTCTGCGTAAGGGCTTTGACCTAGCCAAGGGCGCGGCGATTGCCTTTGCCGGTGCGCTGGTGATGGACAAGCTCGGGCAGGCAATCAGCCAGGGCCTCGAATACGCATCATCGCTGGGCGAGGTCTCGCAGCAACTGGGCGTCACCACGAAAGACCTGCAATTCTACCGCTTCGCCGCAACGCAGGTGGGCCTGTCGCAAGAGGAGATGGACCAGGGCCTGCAAAAGCTCACCAAGTCACTTGGCGAGGCGGCGCAGGGCAACAAGACCGCGCTGGCCAGCTTCGAGCGGCTCGGCGTTTCGATCCGCGATGCCGAGGGCAACGTGCGATCCGCAGGTGAAATCCTGCCCGATATCGCCGAGGGTATGACGAAGCTGGGCAGCGATGCCGAGCGCAGCGCGGCAGCAACCGACCTGTTCAGCCGTGCAGGTTACAAGATGCTGCCGTTCCTGTCTGGCGGGGCCAAGGGCGTGCGCGAACTGGCTGGCGCCTATGACCAGATGGGCACCGCGCTCACTGACGAGCAGATCAAGAACGCCGACGAAGCCGCTGACGCGATGGCGAAGCTCAACACGCGGCTCAAGGAAAAAATCGCCGGGATCGTCGGCGACAATGCCGGTGCGATCATCGAGCTTACCAGGAATCTTGAAGACCTCGCCGACAAGGCTGAGCGCGCGTTCCAGGCATTGCAGTCTCTGGCCAATACGCCGCTGGGCAAGCTGACCGGCAAGGCAATAGGCGCGGCTTATGAATACAGCCCGATTGGCCTGTCGCTCAAGGGCCTCAACCAGGGCGCCGAACTCTACATGCCGTCAGGGGGTGGGGGTGGCGGGCGCAAGGCCATGCCCGGCACAGCCAAGCCGACGCAGAACCTGTGGAAGGGCGCGAAGTTCGGCGCCCTGCCCAGCGCCAAGTCCAACCTGACTGAGAGCGGCGATGGCCTGTTCGGCGGCGCGCTGGGCGGCAAGCCCCTGCTCGACATCGGCGCGGCAACCGCACGGGTGGCGCAGCTGACCGGCGAACTGGAGCGCATGTCGATCGACCTTGCGATTGCCGAGGCCGACCTGACCGGCAGTGTCGAGGCCCGCGCGGCGGCGGAGAAGCGCCGGATCGAGGTCGACCGAGCCGCCGAGGTCGAGCGGATCACCGCCAACGCCAGCCTGACGCAGGCCGAAAAGGACAAGGCCATTGCCCTGCAAGGTCAGCTTGCCGTGGCCCGCGCGCAGCTGGTCGACCAGCAGGCCAGCGCCGACCTTGCCCGCCAGCAGTCCGAAGCGCGCCGCGAGGCCTATGACTTCGAGATGGACGCGCTCGACGCGGAGCGGGACGCGGCCACGCATCTGGGCGAGCGCAACGCGATCGAGCAGCGCATTCTCAAGCTGCAACAGGACGAAGAGACGGCCCGGCTTGAGGCGGCTATCGCTGCCGGCCAGATCGCCGACGCATCGAAGGCCCGGGCAGCGCTGGCCCGCAAGCAGTCTGCCGAGAGCACCGGCCTTGCCAATGGGCAGCAGGGACCGGGCGCGGCCTATCTCGACAGCCTGCGCATGGATGCGGAGGAACTTAATGCGGCCTACGAGGACGTGGCGGCCAGCGGCCTGCGCAGCCTCAACGATGGCATTGCCGAGGCGATCATGGGGTCGAAGTCCCTTGGCGACGTGTTCAAGAACGTCGCCAACCAGATCATCGCCGACCTGGTGCGCATCGCCGTGCAGCAGGCGATCACGATCCCGCTGGCCAATGCGCTGTTTGGGGGCGGTGGGGGAGGGGGCGGCCTGTTCGGCAACCTGCTGGGCGCTATCCCCTTCTTCGCCAGCGGCACCTCGTCCGCCCCTCCCGGCCTTGCCGTGGTCGGCGAGAAGGGGCCGGAGCTGGTCCGCTTCCGTGGCGGTGAGCAGGTCATTCCCAACCACGCCATTGGCAACATGAGCGTGGCCGGAGGCGGCGGCACTGTCGTCCAGCGCTTCCACCTCGACGCGCGCGGCGCGGTCATGACGCAGGACATCGTGAACCAGATCAACGCGATGGGCCAGCAAGCCGCAGAGGCAGGCGCGCGCGGCGGACATGCGCTGGCATCGCGCGATATCGCCAACATGCGGAGGCCCAAACTGTGAGCGAGATCACCGTCCCCGATGTCAATGACCTCATCCTGACCGGACTTTCCCTGTCCGCACCGGCACAGGTAAATCGTTCGAAATGGACTGGCAAGCGCAAGGTGGTGGGTCTGCCCGGCATTGAACTGTGGCGCGCGCAGATCAGCATCGACATTCAGGCAACCGAGGAAGCCGAGCGGCCTTGGCGCGCGTTCCTCTGGGGCCTCAAGGGTCCGACAAACTGGTTTCGCCACATTCTCCCCTGCGCCACCCATGCCGGTTCAAAGCCGACAGTCGCGGCGGGGGCGAGTGATGGCTATGCCCTGCCGCTTACCGGCCTTTCCGTCAGCACGGCCATTCTCAAGGCGGGGCAGTTCATGACTGTTCCTCTGCCGAGCGGGGCCTATCGCGTGGTCTGCCTGACCGCCGACCTCACCAGCGATGGCTCTGGCAATGCAACGGCGGCATTCGTTCCGGCGCTGGGCGAAATCCCGACGCTCGCCGCTACAGTCGAAACCAAAGACCCCTTCCTGCCCCTCGCGCTTGTCAATCCTGAGCAGGGGTTCGGCTATGACGGCGGTGTGGCGGGAACCAGCTTCGACGTGGAGGAAGCTCGATGAGCCTGCCTGACGGCACCGCCATTGCCGCGCTGTCCGGCGAGGTCATCAAGCCGGTATTCTATGCCTTTCTCGATATCGACGGCGGGCAGGTGCGCTGCAACACCAGCGGCGCGGACGTCACCCCGACCGGCACCGGGGACGCTGATCTTGATACCCATGCCTTCACCGGCATTTCCGGCGCGTTCATCGATATCGGCGATGTGGCCTATCGTGCGGGCGGGTCGGAAAGCGTCACCGCTACCCTGTCCGGCATCCCGTCGGTTGATGACGCGACCCTTGCCCTGCTTGCCGATCCGGCCAAGTGGCGCGGGCGCGAGGCGCGGCTGTGGCGGGTGATCCGCAACGCGTCCAACGTCCAGCAAGGCGGCTATCACGCTTACTACACCGGGCGAATGACCGCGCTTAGCCATAGCGGGGACGACAGCGGGCAGACCATCGCAGTCACCATCGAGAGCTATCTTGCCGTATTCTCTGAGGCGTCCAACCGCTCCTATCTTGGGCAGGACCGCTATGACGCGGGCGACCTGTCCGCGCAGGCAGCCATCGCCATCGCCAACGGCAACTATACCGGGGCCGTCACCCCGTCGGCCTATGGCGGGCAAATCGGGGGCGTCGGCGGCGCCTATTGGAACGGCGGTGGGTGGAACAACCTCGTATGACCGCCCGCCTTCCAGATTGGGAACACCGTCTTTCCGAATTTCTCGCCAGGCCTTTCGTGTTCGCGTGGGACGCGATGGATTGCGCGATGGATTGCGCGCTGTTCGCTTGTTCCGCCGTCGAGGCGCTGACCGGCGAGCATCCCTATCCCGAGTTCCTTGGCGTCTACTCCGACCGCATCGGCGCGGCCCGTGCGCTGCGCGAGCTCGGCAAGGGAACGCTTGAGGCCACGTTCGGCCAGAAGTTCGACGAGGTTCCGCCCGGCTTCGCACGGCGCGGCGATATCGTCATGGCCACGGACGGTGCGATGGGAGTGTGTACCGGCCCCGCCGCCGCCTTCCTGCGCGAGGGGGGTGGCCTTTGCCGCCTGCCGCGCACCACCTTTACCCATGCATGGAGGATTGGCTGATGCCGCCGATTATCGCCGCCGTTGCCGCCATCGGTTCTGTTGTCGGCGGTGCGCTCGGTATCGGGACGCTGGCAGCCGCCGCCGGGTCAATGCTTTCGATCGGCATTGGCGCATTGGCCATTTCCACTGCTGTGGTGGTCGGCAATTCGCTGCTTTCCGGCAAGCCGAAAGTTCAGAACAGCAAAGAGAACCTTGAGCGGCTGCGCGCTTCGATCGATCCGCGCACCCCGCGCAAGTCCGTGGTCGGCAAGACCGCGCTCGCCACCGATATCCGCGATGAGGAATTCACCGATAGCCAGACCTATTTTCATCGTTTTATCGTGGTCGCGGCGCACAAGGTCCATGCCATCCGCGAAATCTGGTTTGACGACAAACTGGCGTGGACGGTTGCGGGCGGGGTGACGGCAGAATTTTCAGGCTATCTATGGGTCGCGCCGATCCTTGAAGGAAGCGCCGCCAACGCGATCAACATCAGTGCGCGCATGGGCAGCACCCGCCGATACACCGGCTGTGCTTACGTCCACCTCAAACACAAACTGACCGGCAACAGCTCCAAGACTGACAGTCCATTCGCCCAGTCCATCACCACCCGCATCACCATTCGCGGCGACGGCGCATACTTCTATGACCCGCGCCTTGATAGCACCGTCGCGGGCGGAACGGGCAGTCACCGTGCCAATGACCAGGCGACATGGGCTTGGAGTGACGACGCCTGCCGCAACCCGGCGCTGGCGCTGCTGTTCTACCTGCTTGGCTGGACCATCAACGGCGACCTATCCGTGGGCAAGCGCATCCCGGCGGCACGTATCGACCTCGAAAGCTTCGCGGTCGCCGCCAACATCTGCGATGAAAGCGTTTCGACCGTGGCAGGCAGTGAGCCGCGCTATCGCTGCGATGGGGTGTGGTCAGAGGGCGATGCACCGACCACCGTAATCGACATGCTCAAGGCCTGCATGAACGCGGATCTTGATGACGTTGACGGAAAACTGCGCCTGTCCGTGTTTCACAATGACCTGACCGAAATCGACGCGGCATTCACTGCCGACGATGTGCTTGGATCATTCGACTGGCAGCCTGCTCCGCCGCTTAACGAAAGCTTCAACGTGGTGCGCGGGGTCTATACCGACCCGTCCGACGCATCGCTCTATCAGCCGGTCGATTATCCCGAGGTCGCGATTACCAGCCCCGACGGGATCGAGCGCGTTCTGCCGTTCGACATGCCGATGGTCGAAAGCGCGACACAGGCCCAGCGCCTTGCCGGTCTGCGCCTTACCCGCCAGCAATACGGCGGCACGTTCAAAGCTGAATTTCAGGCGACGGCTTGGGCTGTGCAGAAAAACAGCGTCATCACCCTGACTTTTCCGCCGCTCGGCTTTGTCGATAAACTGTTCCGTGTGGCCGAAATGAGCCTGCGCGTTGACGGCATCGTGCCGATGGTCCTGCGCGAGGAAAATGCCGCCGTCTATGGCGCGCCGTCGCTGTCCGATGCACTGGCGCCGGTCGATTCGACGCCGCACGATCCCGCGCTTGATCCGATCATTGACGCGATCAACAGCGCCGGTTCGGGATACACAGGCTACCTGACCAATGAGGCCCACACGGTCGCGGCGGCATCGGACGGCACCGTGTCCAGTTTCACCGGGTCGGGCGGCGAATTCATCACATGGCTGGACGGGACCGAACTGACCAGCGGCGTAACCTATGCCGTCCAGTCCTCAACCGGCGTCTCGGTTTCGATCGATAGCGCGACCGGGATCTACACCATCAGCGCCATGTCAGCATCGCAGGGCGAGGCGGTGCTTCGCGCGACCTATGGCGCGATGATCATCGATCGGGTCTATTCCATCGCCAAGAGCATCGCGGGCGCGACCGGCACGGCGGGCACAGCTGGTGCAGCGGGAGCCAATGCCAAGACCCTGACGCTGATCAGCGACCGGCAGACGATCTACTATGACGCGGCGGGCGCTGCATCGCCATCGACGCAGACCACCACGTTCACGACGAACAAGCAGAACACCACCGCAACGGTAAACTGGTCGGTGACCGACGCAGCGGGCACGGCGCGGACCCCGGTGACGTCCTACTTGTCTGGCGCGACCGGCAACAGCGTGACCATGACCGAGGCGCAGTTCGCATCGGCGCGTAACAGCACGTCTGGAGTGATCATCACCGCCAGCCTGACCGATGGAACGACGATCACCGACAAGATCAGTGTGGTCCGGGTCTCGACCGGCGCAACTGGATCCGCTGGTTCCAACGGCACAAACGGCACAGACGGCCTCAACAATGCGACCGTCTATCTCTACCAGAGAGCGGCAAGCAGCCCGTCTGCGCCTTCCGGCACGTTCACATATACCTTCGCGACCAGCGTCCTCTCTGGCGGCACTCCCGGCTCATGGACGCAGGCAGTCCCGGCGAACGATGGAAATCCGCTCTGGGTAATCGCTGCGGTGGCATCTGCCAACACCGCAACAGACAGCATCGCTGCGGCTGAATTCTCAAGCCCGGTGATCGATAGCGGGGCTGGTCTCAATCAGGCGGTTGTTCGCCTGTTCCAGCGCGCGGCGTCAACTCCGTCC